ATATCAGAGAAACGCTCACCGTATTCACCACGAGCAGAACCTTTACGGAAAACTTTAGTTCCAATTGTCAAGTACTTGTTATCCAAATACTTGGTGTTGTCATTGTTAACAAGCTGAACAGTGTAAATGAAACCATCACCAACTGGAACTACGTCCGCTTGAGTGATGTACATTTCCACACCATTGTACTTGTCATAAGTAATAATGTCACCATGTCCAAAAGCACGCTTGTTCAGCTTAATTTGGAATGTTTGACCATCTACTCCTTTCTCATCATTAGTAGGCTCAATGTCCTCTACGATGTAAGGAAGATCTTGGGCAATAGGAATTTGCCATTTGTACTCACCACGATTGTTATCTACCATGATAACGTTCTTACCTCCGAAACTAGACATTTGGTACAAAGGCATTTCTACCTTTTGTGCCATAGCCCAGAGATCAACTGGACCCAAATCAGTGGGCTCAGCAGATTTCAGCAGGTTAGACAGGTGGTATGAGTCTACGTGTGAAGTTGTTTGATACTGGTTATCACGTAGGAATATACCATTGTTTAAAACTGGGGTTGCCATAGGGCTTAAAATTTAAGGGGTTAATAATAAATTATCTTTTAAAAATATTTTGAGGTCTTGCTATTTTTCTAGGTTTGTTCTCTTCTTCCTCTTGGTAAGTAGAGATATTCTTACGAGACTGTTCTGTTTTAAGTTGTCTCACTGTTTGTTCTACTGCTGCATTCTTACCTTGTTTCTTAAGTTCTCCTCTATAAGATTCAGGATCAGAAAGCAACCAAAGAGCTTCTGCAATCAAAGGATAGTTAGGTTCTAAAAACTGATACTTCTCTAAAAGATGCCCCAACAAGTTAGTTGGTTTACCTGATATAGAAGGATACTGTGGTTGAACAAGTCCACTATAAAGTTGAGCTTGAACTTTTTTATCCAACTTAATACCGTTTATTTCAGCAGGTCTAAGAGCTTGAAAAACATTTTGAACGTAAGCTTCAGCAGCGGCTTCTTGTTGCTGCTTTCTATACTCTTGTTCTTGGAGCTGAGACTGGATCATTTCTTCATGCATCTGATCAAGCTTTGGCTTAAACTGACGAGCTTTCTTTTCCAAAACTCCCAAGTCTTTCCAAGTGGTAACTTCTTCTTCAATTTCTTCAGCTGTTCCAAAGTTTGAAGCTTGAAGATATTGTCTTACAATACCTTCTTGATCATTCTCATCTTTTGGATTCATTCCTCTAACTTCTTCTACTTGAGCTAAAGCTAAGAATAAACCTTTAAGATCCTGTCCTCCGTCTGCTACATATTTAGCAGCATATTGTAATTCTTCAGGAAGACTTTCAAAAAACTCAGTAGGAGTTTGAGCAGCCACCTCTTGTTTGAGGTTATCTATATTAGCTTGCCAAAGTTCTTCTACGTCTTTCTCTCCTAGTCCACCAAGGTAGTCATCAAGAGATTGTTTAGTTTCATCGTAGTCATCAAAAGCAAACATCTCATTATTCTCAATTCTTTTCTTTAAAAAAGAAACAAGTCCTGATTTATCCACTTTAGGTCTTCCACCTTTCTTGACGTCATTATCTTCATCATCTGAAGTTTTAATTTCGTCATCCAAAACATTTGAAAGAACTTCTAATGGTGTTTCACGTGAAACAGTTTTATTACCATCTTCTTTTTCATCTTTATCTAAAAAAGACAAATCAGTATCTTTTTTAGTAAACACTGAAGGTTTTGTTTCTTCTTCCATAGGAACCACAATACTTGCTGCATCTGGAGCTCCTGAAAAAAGACTATCAATGTCTATGTCTACTTCTTGTACAGACGTTTGTACGTTTTGATTATCAGTCATATATAAGTTGGTTTTTGGTTTATATGTCTACATAACTAATATACAAAATAAATTTTAAAAATTTAAATTCGCATATTAAAAAGAACCTAAGGTATGGATTATAGAGCTATAATTATTTTTCTTTTTTACCTCCATCATACTTGTTCTTATTTTCCTTAGCTATTTGAAGCTGAGTATTAGCTATTTCTTTTTGAGCTTGTAGCTTCTCTCTTTCAATGTTTAACTTCTGAGCTCCTTGTTCCTTTCTTGTTAACTCACTTTCTCTTTTGATATTCATAGTATCCTGGTATCTCTGCTCATCTTTAATCTTATCTAATGCGTCTAAGTAGTCAGATTGAAGATTCTTATTAATATCCACTGCAGATCCATAACCAGCTGATCTAATTTCAGCTTCCATAATTCTAGCTTGTCTGTCTTTCTCAGACTCCTCAGCTTTAAACTGTTGAGCCATCTGAAGCTGTTTCTCTTGAGAAGCAAGTTGTTCTTGTTGCATCTGTTGTTGCTGCTGCATTTCAGCTTGTTTCTGAGACTGTGATTTTTTCTCAGCTTGTTTAAGCACATCAGTAAGTTCAGCAATAGACTCAGATTTAATAACGTTTCCAAGGTCGTATATAGATGCACCCGTTGTGTTATTGTTTAAAGCAAGTTGTTTAAGCTGCTCCATTACAGCACGAGAGTTAGTCTTAGTAGTACAGAAGATATTAAGATCTCTCATTAATAAGTCTGTTCCATTCATCTCAAAGTTAACCTTCTCATCTTTAGAACTAATATACTGAAGACGTACACTAGGTTTCTTAGAATGGTAGTACTGAGCTAAGTCTGTACGCATCTGATGCACGCGAGGCATTAAGTTATCACTATGCTGTATAAAGTATTGTTCTGTCTGAGCATATGAAGCACTCATAGCTTGCTCTACACCAGTGGCAGTTTGTTGTTGTGCAATAGGTTGACCCATACGTTGTTGGTTCAATCCTATCACCTCAAACGCTTGGTTCTTAAAATACGTAGCAAGTTGTATCCTAGACATCAAACGCTGAGTTTGTTCTAGGTTCAACACTTGGTAATGCTGAAACGCAAGAGGATTCTCAGTGTTAGTAATTGTAGTATCTAAAGGTAACATCTGAAAGTTCTTCATTGCTACATAAGCCTTAGCCAAGTTGTTCTTTCCCCAGTCCTCTCCTAGTGAGTGACGTGGTAAAGCGTTCTGGTCAAGCATAATCACTGTACCAAGCTCATCTACTAAAATATCAGCTATCTGATTATTTACAATGTTATACCCAATCTGGAATGGCTTCATTAAGTCTACAAGACTTACTGATCTAGTGTTTCTATCTCCAAACACACATCCCTCTACAGGAAGTTTACATCCATATAAAGAAGAGTCTCCTTTAAACTGAAAAGGAATACGTCCTGGCTTACCACCTTGTAAACCTAAGTATATAGGGTTGATACCACCTGGGTTATTCATACCCCAGAAAGAAGGTCTGTTAGGACCTATCTTAACACCACCCCATACATCATTGATCCATATCCAATCTATATGCTCACCAAATACTAAGTTTTCTTTTGTCTTGTTCTTATATATTGCTGTATTATAAACAGGCTTATCAGTAATCTTATATTCTTCAGAAACTATGTCCTGAACCATCTCACCATTCTCTCCAATTTTTGTAAGATGTCCCACTTTACGCTGAGATTTCCAATAGATTGTACTCACTCTAAGCATATGACTTTTACCAAAGTCTTGAAGATCTTCTGAGTCAGAAAGAATCCACTCTACAATATCACCTGTTCCTAATTTAGAATCGTATAATGAGGTGAACTGTCTGTACCCAAGACTTGGCATATCTACGTTCCACTCATGACTTCTTACAGGATCATAGTATGTACCATCATTTTGGTATCCTGATACAGCATAACCTGCTGAACGTACAGGATAGATAACTTCCAAAGCTTCTAATTGGTCTTTGCTCATCATCCAACCAAACTTGTCTATAACATCTGATACAGACATCATATCCATCTTACCCACCCAGTTACCCTGAGAGATATAACGTATATCTGGAGACTTGTGATAGAATGTAAGAAGAGGATTCCAAACTTCCACTTCATAGTCATCTTCCATCATATGAAAATGCCAGAACTCTCTGTCTGTAATAAGCATATCACGGAAAGCTCTTTCTTCTAACTCTTGCATTTTAAATCTTTCTTCATCCACAGACATCTGATGAGTAGCCCACTGCTCCATCATTGAACGATAGTCCTTATTAAAGAAAGCTTGTATTTCAGGAAGAGTTTTTAGATTATCTTTTGACAAAGCTTGTTGAGCTTCTTCTGTATTTACATCAACACCCTGTCCTATTAACTCTGCCATTATTTTCATATTGGCATCGTTTAACAAAACATCTTCTACCATTTGTCTTTTAGCCTCCAACATTTCATTATAAGAAATGTCATCAACAGCTTTAAACATTATTCTTGAACTTCTTTTAGCAAATTCATTTGTAAGAACATTGACAACGTTAGGGATAATAGGATAGAACTTAAGTTCTAATGCTGATACATCCTCCTTAACCAGTACGTCTATAAGATCAGCCATGTCATTGTCGTCTTCAACAATATAGTCTGTACGATCAATAATACCTCTTGCTAATTTATAGTTTTTCATCAAACGCCTAGCATTACGTCTAAGCATTTTCATTCCCTGAAATTCTAACCAGTCAAGATTCCAAGCTCTCCACTCGTCATCTTTTTCTTTATCAGAAATAAACTGAATAGGTTGGGTAAGAGTACCCATCTTATTATACTCAGCTTTCTTACCTGATTTTAGCTGTAGTGCGTTATATACTTGCATGATTATGAATAAGTTATATTAGTAAATACAACATCACCAGTTATTGTACTGGTAAAAACATATGAATAAGTAATTGTCATCTTATATTTTTAAATGCATTTCTGGGAGCTTTCATCCCAGAATTGGCACCTTTAGACGTTCCAATATGTCTAAATGGACTCCAATTTAATTTACTAAATTTTTGGGAGTTAGCCAAATTATCTTGCTTAACTTCTATACGTTTAGCCAATCCTCTATTAGATTGTTGCACTTTAGCAAATGCTACTAAAGCACAGAATGCCACTATCCTATCCACGTTGATACCTTCTCTGTAAGCTTGCATTTCTTTTAGAAGCATAGGATCTGGTATTCTCTCCACTCCATATATAGTTTTGACAATGGTTCCATCGGGAAGTGTCTCATAGTCCAACTCTTCTTTTAAGAACTCTATTCCGTAAGAAAGAATAGTACCCTTAAATAATGTACCTACGTTCTTCCAACCATATTGTTGAAATACGTTTCTATTAGCTCCAAGATCTTTCAAGAAAAGTATCATGTCTTTAGGTACTAAATAACGTTGTTTCTTTTTAGAAATCATGTATTGAATAAATAAAGAAACGTTGTTCTCCACCAATGTCCAAGCATTGTACCACTCTATAAGTAGTTCTAGCCGTTCATGAGTTTTATTAATATCATCAAACCTACCACACCAAGATGCCACTATTCTATCTCGTTCTATACTGTTTCTCACCTTACCATCTCCGTCATCTTCTATAACTTCTACAGGATTTTTGTATACGTATATAGAACAGAGAGATTCTGACGTTGTAGTTTTACCTTCACCTACGGGATCGACAGAAGCATAGTATGTTCCAAACTGAGGATCTTTGTGAGGACGTTCATACACACATATTACACCTTCTTTATCTATAGTTTTTTTAGAAATGGGGAACTCCATAATTGGGGTTTTTCTAGAAGGCTTATCTATAATTTTACCTTCAGCATTTCTTGTAAGTTCAAGATACTCAATACCATATGTCTTATCAGAAATTCTTTGCAACTGTTTATTTACTAAGTGCAATGGAAAGACACTAGCTTT